GTTTTTTTGCCATAATATAATATAATATAAATTAATAAAAATAAAAGGGGTTGGGGAATTACCCCCAACCTCTTAAATATAAATAATGCTTATTTCATTAACATGAAATTGTTAGCACCTTGTGTAACTAAACATCTTTCTGATAACATGTGAATTTGCATTGCATCTAAAGCAGATGTAGCAGCTCCAACAGAACCAGTAACCCATGTCTTCATTTTTCTATCATCACTTTGTGAAGCTCTGTAGCGAACGTGTAAGAAAGGGCGCTTCAAGTTTTTACCTAACATTTGGTCATAGACAGTTGAAGTTCCAGCAGGAACAATAACCCCTCTAATTGCACTTGCAGCAGCAGCGTCGTTAATACCACCTCTTGTAGCTTTGTCATTTAAGTATCTCATGTCAGACTTGTAAAAGTCATAAGAACCTCTTCTGAAACCAGAAAAACCTAAGTTTAAAGCCATATCTTCAGAGTTATCAAATACTCCATAAGAAGTACCTCCAGCTCCGTGACCGTTCATAGAAGCCAACATGTCATCCATTGCTAACGAAGTAGCTCTGTTTACAAACATCATGTTTTCTTCAATAGCACCTTGCTTGTCAAACTCTGCCAAAATAGCATCAAATTCAGCTAAATCAGTAGCAGCGTTTACCCCAGTGATTCCAGAAGTTAAATTACCTCTTTTTTCAATAGCAGCGAATAAACCCTCAGTACCTATACCACCAACAGCGGCAGCGACAGATCCAGCAATAATAGCAGAACCATCAACCACAGAGTTTGCAGTATTTAGTTCTCCTTCTAACATTGACATCTCTAAATAATCAGTGAAACGAGCTCTTGTATCAGCTTCAGCTTTTAAGTACCATAAGTATCCACTTTGTCCAGTTTCTCCAGTAGTTTCAACCCATCCAATTCTAGACGCATCAGAACCTGATACTTCGTAGTAATCTTTGATTATAATCGGTTTGTTACTGAAAGTTAAGAATTTAGGCTCATTTGCACCTCTTGAATTAGAAGAAGTTGCAGCTGTACCACCATCTGGATAGCTATCACCTTTACCGAATTCAGAACCATAAACTAATATAGTACTTTGTAATGAAGCTGTAAGCGCTAAATTTGCTTGTGTATAAGGCGCAACGTCAAGAGTTGCAGTAGAACCATCTCTTGTAACTCTCGTTACAACACACTTTACAACACCGTTAGTAGCATCAGCTACAATAATAGTATCATTTACTCTAACGCCATGATCAGTTCCATCGCCGTTTCCGTCGATATCAGTTTCTAACGTTACAATTGAAGTAGCAGCACCACCACTTGGCGTCGTACCACTTGATACGCTAGTAACTCTACCTTTGTAAGAAAGGTGTAAACGACCTTGTTCTGACCAAATAACTTGATCAGCTGTCATCGCTTCTTCAGCTCCTACTTGTGCAAGAAATCCTGATATAGTTCTCGGTCCGAAAACTTCAGCTTCTTTTTCCATAAGATCTGGTAAATATTGTTGAGCCCAACCCGTTGAGGTGTTGAGGTCTAAGTAGTTTGAAGATAATGATACTTGCTCTGGAGCCGGTACACTATTTAAACTACTTCCTGGTGTTAATGCCATAATTTTGTTTTTTTAATTTTTAAATTTATTGTTTTTAATTTTAAACTTAAAATCAGAAGAATCTTGTCCTAGCACTTTGTACGTTGCACCACCTGTTTTAATTTTACCATGACTTTGTCTTGGATTCATATCAACATTTTTGGCGTTAGTAATACTATTTTTCATAGCATCGGCCTTGCCTTGGTCGTAAAAGTGCTTTGCAACAGCATCGGCGTTCATAGCCGTGTAAAGAGATTTGTGATAACCCTTAGCATCTGATAGTGTATTATTTTTATCCAGAAACTTTCTGGTAAAATTATTTATATCACTTTGGGTGTTCTTAACCTCGTTAGCATTGTTAACATTAAATCGATATTTTTTGTCCCCGACATTATATTCAAAACCTTTGAATTTGTCATTGAAAACCTGCTCGGTTTTCTGAGTAAAAACATCTGTATTTTGTTTAGCTGCTTTTTGAGTTACTTCTGACTCCTTGTTATATCTATCAAAGAAATTAATTGCTTTTTGTTGCTCAGTTGTGAGCTTCGATCCAGCCTTAATCTCTTTATAGTATTTAGACTTTTGCCCGTCTAAGTGGCTTTTAGCGCTGGCAACTTGCTCTTTAAGCGCTATTTTTTTCTTTGTTATTTCTCTATCATCGTCTACATCTTCGTCGTAAGAAAACGTATCTTCTACTAAAAAATTAATTTCTTCATTGTTTAAATGTGGTTTTGTTTGCGTGTAAAACTCCTTTAACAAGCTATCGTCATCTAACTTACTGTAGTCTTGGTTAAGTTTTACATAATCAGCAATATCCCCACCTGTTTCACCCATAAACTCTACTAGTTTTTGGACGTTCTCTGGTAAATCTTTTCCAAAAGCCTCGGCATTAGCTATAGCTTCTTCAACCTGCTCCTCTACCTCAGCAACTTCCTCTTCGGTAATCTCCTCTAGTGCTGTAGCTTCTTGTGCTTGAGCTTCCGGTTGTACTTTTTCTTGTTCTTGTGGGGCGTCGGCATTTTCAGCGCTTGCAACCACTCCGCTGTCGTCAGCGTTACTTTCTTTAACTTCATCTTCTTTTGGCTGTGGGGGTTTACTTAAATCCACCTTCAGTACGCTATCATCTCCAGCGGATTCAAATTTACTTTCGTCAACTTTCACCACGTTTTCATCACCTGAGTCTTGTTGGTTTACCTGCGTAATCTCTTCGACTACTTTTTCATTTTCTTCTTCCATAATATAATATAATAATAATTAATAAACTTACCTAGGGTCAAACGTGCCTAAATCAAATCCACCACCTAGTATATCATTACCTGATGACTCAAAGTTTTTAGGTGGTTTACCACTATTTCTTTGCTCAATCATTTCTGATTGCTGTGTTGCTTGTATTTTTGTTCTTTGATCCTTACGATCTTCTTTTTCTTTCTCACCTGTCTTTTTACCACTAACCTCCACTCCTTTGAGCTGCATGTTCATTTCAAATTCCATCTGCATTAGCTCTTTTTTATGTTGAACTTCTTGCATCATTTTTTGAGAAGCTAGTTGTGCTTTTAATTGTTCTAATTCCGCTGTACTAGCGTTCATGGCTTGATTTTTCTGCATTTCCATTTCAGCTGCGGATTGGGCGGCTTGTTGATTCATTTGACTTTGCATTTGCATGTTCTTCTCTTGCATAGCTTGGTCTTTATCTAGCTTCTTTTTTCTTCGTAGCTTTAGTAGTTGATTAGCTAGCTTGATGTTTTTTATATCTCTTACGTCAATAGCATCAGCAAGTTCAATAACTTGTTGTTGAAGAGCCATTTGAATATTGTTTTCCAACATCATTCTTTCCTCTTCGTCTGGTTGAAGATCTATAAATATACCAAAATCATACAAGTGTAGTTCTGACAACTCTTCTAACACCGATACGTTGTGGACTCCAATAGCTTGAATAAAAGCATCTTTTGTTGGGGAATACTCTATAACATCAGATACTCTAAGCGATAAACACTCACAAACTTCAGAAGTTAGAAATAAACCCGCTTGGAGTATGTGTCTAGTTGCAGTGTTAGAATTAGCAGCCGCTAATTTTTGTACACCAACTAAAGCGTTTTTATCTGGAGTACTACCGTCTCTAGCTTCATTAAGCCCAGTTACATCTCTTATCATTTGTAGATAATAATTATACGTGCCAATTAAAGCCTGCATTTTGTTACCACCAGATCCAGATGTAATTTCTTGAATAGGCACTTTACCAGGATTCATATCACCTTCAGAGGTGAAACTTCTTCCTATAACAGATCCTGTTTGGAAGAACATGTTTAGGGCTTCTTGCGGGTTGTAGTTTGTTCCATTGCCTAGATCAATTTCAGCTAAACCATCAGCATCAAGATAAACTCCATCTGGAACCATTCTAGATAATATCTGCTGTAACTTTAAA